TCGGCGTCTCTTCTACCCTTTCGGGCAGCGAGTTGGTTATCCTTCTTCACTCGATCCAAAGTAGGTGGCCTATTTCAGCTCCTGGTCCTTAGATCGGCTTCAGGGCCGATCTCAAGCTTAACTTACAGTATTCGCGGATTACCGTAATGCTGTACAGGGAGAGTCCCATTCGGCGTCTCTTCCTGGAACAAGTTCTTGCTTAAGGAACCAGTCCCAGGCGACTTGGTTATTCTACTTCGATCGAGGCGCAGCTTGCGTCTCGTCTTCAGAGCCGATCTCAGGTACAGCACGACGGATCACCTCGATTCGGCGTCTCTTCCTGAAGTTACTCAGGCGATTTGGGTATTCTACTTCACTGATAATCAGTAGGTGGTCTATTTCAACTCCTGTTCTAACAATCAGCTTCAGAGCCGAGCTCAAGATACTGCATCGAAGAGTCCCCTCTCCGACCTCATGGACACCACTTAGTTGTTGACTGGGTCAACAGTCGCCCTGAACGTACTAGAGTAACGATACCATCTTTTCAACATCTTAGACTCAGATGTCGGAGGTTTCCCTTCCGATACCCGAGTTTGGATGTTACGTGGAAATGGTAACGCCGCGAACTCAGTTTCGATCTCTCGGAACTGAGCCCACAGGTTCTCAAGGCTCTCCCAGTCAAGGGAGCAGCCCGGAAGCTTTGGATCTAGCGGTTTCGCAATCTGTACAGTCCGAGTTTGATATTGCACTGGCGGGGCCACTGCAACTCCTGCTGCATCTGTTGGTACAGACGTAGCAAGGACAAACGGGACATGGGGTTTAACACTAGGTGTGGACAAACGGCCCTTACGGACTGAAGCGGAGACCCACTCCTTGAAATCTTTCTCATTGTCATACTCAGAAATCCATTCAGGCAACGTCGTTGCCTTAAGGTGCTCTAAGTAGAGGGCTCTGAGATCGAGATCAGGATGTGGAACCACCCCATCTTCCGTAATTACCGTGCCTTTAGGGTCTGATTCGTAAACAGCCTCCAGACGAGCATTATACTCTTCTAGAGTCTGCGGACGATACCATTGTCCATCTTTCATGTACCACCCCTCGGGTGGACAGAAGACCTCCTCTACTATCTCCTTGGTTTCCAGAACTGCCTGAGGCAATAAGATTTCCTCTAGCTTAGTACGGAGGTCCCGAGCGGTTATGACCACATCCATGAAGGCCTCCCTATATACCGTCTCATTCAGGGAATCCACTACCTCGCTAGGCGTGGCAGTTTCAATCCCTGGTTGTTTCGATTGTCGGTTAGGCCCCCGTGGTGTCGTGCCATAATGTTCACGATCTCTATAGACAGTCCCTAACCTCTTAGCCTCCTCGATTAAAGGAGAGTAAGAGTCTAGGTATTCAAGAATGAGTTTTACCTCACTCTCGAAGAATAATCTACAAAGACCTTGAACCCGGGTCATCGAAGTCTTATATAGGGAAGTTACCGATTTTAAGGGCAACCAACCTTTTAGACCTGTATAACCCGGCCCCCCAGGACCGTAGAACGTGAGAATGTAGTTACGAAGCCGTTTTGGCAACGCGAAGAGGCGCTTCGATGCTGAAGCTTTTGCGCGGTACCCGTAACCGAGAACAGATAGCATCTGTCCGAAGGTTAATGAGTACTTACGCACTAACTCCAGAAGGCCGGCAAGTGATTGCCGACCAACGACGAACTCAGCAAATGGAACCATTGATACGTTCACTCCGTCAAGGAATGTCCGTTTCGCAAATTCCATCGCTTTGCCCGTTCGTGAAATCAGAGACTTGTGGTCTCCGATCCCAACATCTAACGCTTTCATGATACCAGCGTACTCTTTAGCTACACAATCACGGGCTATGACTACGTCGTCTCCCAAGACGGCGTAGCCCCCGTACCATGGTTCACCAGGAGTAATCACGCCCGCCTTAAAGGCGGACCACTGAACGATCGCATGGTGTAGAAACGCCAACATTGCCCATGAACTGAGCGCACCCATTGGTTGGCCGGTTGCATACTGGACATATCCCAGCTCAGA